CGATTCCGAGTGATCCGAGACCAGTGGAGCAAGGGCCGTGACAAAATGGCAGAACGCACGATTAATGAGGTAGCCTTGTACGAAGCGGGACCCGTCGTTTTTCCCGCTTACGAACAGACCACCGTCGGCGTGCGCAGCCGAGAGATTCTCACTGCGCTCAACGACCCAAATCTGCGAGCAGAATTGGCCCGCTGCTTGCTGATCGGCACAGACCTCGAGCCTGCCGCCACCGAAACCGAAACCGCCAACACGGACGAGCCGCAGCCGCACTCGACGAGAACCCAAAACCAGAGACGAGCCCTCACGGCTCTCCGCACCCAATAAAGGAACCAACGTGAAGATCGAAGAAATCCGATCCACGGTTGCGGCGCTCAAGTCCGAGATCGAGACCCTCGCCGCCACCGAAGACATCACCCCCGAGCAGGACGCCCGCTTGTCGGTCGCCCTCGACGAGTTCGAAGCCCGCAAGGCGGACCTCGACGCCGCCGAAGCCCGCTCGGCCCGCATCGAAGCAGCCAAGGCAGCCGTCACCGAGCGTGCCGCCGGCTTCGACGCCCCGCAGATCATGAAGCGCACCGAGACCAACGTCGACGTCCGCTCCGCCAGCCGTGGCGAACTCCGTGACGCTGCCCTCAAGATCCTCGAGACCGAAGGACGAGATCTCGCCCCGAAGCAGGCTGATCACGTCGACCGTCTCGTCAACACCCGCAACGGCAACACCGACGGCGGCCAGATCGCCAAGCGCCTCGTCCTCACCGAGAACGACGCCTACCGTTCGGCATTCGTCAAGGGCGTGACGCAGATCAACCCGGCCTACACCGCCGAGGAAGCCGCAGCCCTCAACGAGTTCCGTGCCATGAGCGAAGGCTCCGACGACGCCGGCGGCTACGGCGTGCCGGTGCTGATCGACCCCACGATCATCCTCACCTCCGGAGCAGCCGACGCCCCGATCCTCAACTTGGCCCGCATCGTCACGGTGACCACCGACAACTGGAAGGGCGTCTCGTCCGCCGGCGTCTCGTGGTCGTATGACTCGGAAGCCACCGAAGTGAGCGACGACGCACCGACGCTCGCCCAGCCCGCCATCGACATCTACACGGCACGTGGATTCATCCCGTACTCGATCGAGGTCGGCCAGGACTACCCCGGCTTCGCCGAAGAAATGCGCCGCCTCCTCGACCAGGGCTACGTTGACCTCGTCGCCGCCCAGTCGATGACCGGAACCACGCCCGTCGGCATCTTCACCGCACTCGACGCCAACACCAACGTCGAAGTGGTCGTCACGACCGATGGCACCTTCAGCGCCGTCGATCTGCTCAAGACCTGGAAGGCGCTCCCGGAGCGCTACAAGGCACGAGCCACATGGGTGATGAGCACCAGCGTCGAAAACGAGATCCGCTCCTTCTCGAGCGACAACTCCGGCGCCTACTACACGGTGAACATCGCGCAGGGCGGCGTCGGAACGCTGTTCGGACGCCCCGTCGTCACGACGGACTACGCACCGGCCTTCACCGGCACCACCGCAGCGGCGAACATCCTCGCAGTCGGAGACTTCTCCAACTTCGTGATCGCCCAGCGAGCCGGCATGACCGTCGAACTGGTATCGCACCTCTTCGGCACGACCAACGCACGCCCGACCGGGCAGCGTGGCTGGTTCGCCTACGCCCGCCACGGCTTCGACTCCGTCAACGACCTCGGATTCCGCCTCCTGCAGAACCAGTAATTGACAGAGCACCTCGTCCCCACCAGCCGTTCGGGCGGTTCGGCTGGTGGGGGCACCGCCCGCACAACTGCCCAATAAAAGGAGACAACCGCCAATGAAACTGGTCTACGCCCGAGCAACCTGCTCCACAACCGACCCAAACACCGGACTCACCGTCCGCCTCACCGAATCTGAGCCCTGGGCAGCAGATGACCTATTCGTCAAAGCACGCCCCGAACTCTTCACGGAACACCCCGAAAAGATTCGACGCACAACACCAGCGCCCATCGAAGCAGCAACCAAAACACCCGGCACCAAAAAGACGGTGAAGCGTGAAGACTGGTGACACCCTCTTCGGATATCTCCACCCGAACGACATCAGCGCCTCATTCCACAAAAGCCTGATCAACCTCGTCGGCTGGGATCTCGCACACGACCACCGGCTCTCCGGCTGGGCATCCGTCAAGTGCGCATCCGGAGGAATCCCCGAAGGACGCAACCAACTCTGCGAACAGTTCCTCGAGACCGACTGCGACTGGCTACTCATGGTCGACGCCGACATGGGATTCGAACCCTGCGCACTCGACCAACTGCACAGCATCGCCAACGTAACAGAACGACCAATCGTGGGAGGGCTCTGCTTCGCACAACGAGAAGCAGCCGAAGACGGCATGAGCGGCTACCGCTGCCTGCCACGAGCAACGATCTTCGACTGGAAACAAAACGAAGACGGCCACTACCGCTTCACCGGGCGAGCACACTACCCCGCAAACACCCTCGTCCAATGCGGCGCCACCGGCGGAGCATTCGTGCTGATCCACCGCAGCGTCCTCAAACGAATCCGAGACACCAACGGCCCACACTGGTTTGACCGGATCAAGGGCACCGACGGAGCGCTCATGGGAGAAGACATCTCATTCTTCGTCCGCACCCAAGCGCTCGAGATCCCCTGCCACGTCCACACCGGCATCCGCACCACCCACATGAAAAACCTGTGGCTCGGCGAAACCGACTTCCTGCACTCATTCATCCCGCCGCACGCCACCGAAGAATTCGACGTCTACCTCACCGACGAAAACGAACCCGACGACGAATTCCTCCACACCCTCAAAGCCAGCACCGGCTGGTGCGGCGACATCTACGACAACCCGATGATCTCCAGCCGCCTCGGCCACGCCCCCTGGATACTCATCACCCAAACCAACGCCCGATTCCGCCCCGCCTGGTACGATCATGCACTCGACAACCATCGCCGCTACCAAGCACCCGTCATCGGCCTCAACGACTGCCACACCCCCGCCATCAAGCGAGGAGAAGACGCACGATCTATCCTGGTGCACCGGACCTGGCTCCAAGAACACAACCCCATGACAATCACCGACCTGATCAGCACCGCCAAAAAGCAACACCAATTCCTAGCCTCGCTGGCCTCCGAGGTCGTCCAGGCACCACACAACTAACGGAGCACCCATGGCACTCTGCAGCGTCGCCGACGTCAAAACGGCACTCGGAATCGAAGACAACATTGACGACACCAGCATCTCCCTCGCCGTCGACGCCGCCACCGCAATGATCGAACAATACTGCGGACGCCAATTCACCCAAGACGCCAACGCCACCGCCCGCATCTACGTCGCCACAAACAGTTACCTCGTCCACGTCGACGACATCTCCACCACCAGCGGCCTCATCGTCAAAACCGACCCCGGCGCCGACGGCACATTCAGCCAAACCTGGACCACCAGCGACTATCAACTCGAACCACTCAACGGAAAAATCAGCGGCCAAACCTGGCCCTACCACACGATCCGAGCGATCAAGAGCCTCTACTTCCCGATGGACTACGGCCAAGCACTCATCCAAATCACCGCCCGCTGGGGCTGGCCCGCAATCCCCAACGCCGTCAAGCAAGCCGCCATCATCCAATCGATCACCATCTTCAAATCGCCCGACGCCCCATTCGGCGCCACCCCATTCCCCGACACCGGCATCCTCCGCCTCCGCTCTGCCCTCCACCCCACCGCCGCAGCACTCCTCAACGAATACCGGCTCGAGCCCGTCCAGGTGGCCTAATGGCAGCAACAATCACCAGCGCCACCGAAGGAATCGCCGAGCGCCTCAACACCATCACCGGCCTCCGGGTCTACGAAAACATCCCCGACAGTTTCCAACCGCCCGCAGCCATGATCACCATCGACACCGTCGACTACCATCAAGCCTTCCGGGGCGGCGACAGCGTCTACACCTTCCGAATCAGCCTCATGGTCGGACGCACCGACGACCGAACAGCCCAAAAGAAACTCGACGAATACCTCTCCTACTCCGGAAACAAATCAATCCGCCAAGCCGTCGAAGCAGACCCCACCCTCGGAGGACGAGTCGAAGCAAGCGTCGTCACCAGCGGCGGCAACATCGCCGCCATCCAAGTAAACGAAGCCACCTACCTCGGCGTCGAGTTCGACGTCACCGTCCACCCGTAAAGGAGAACCAACGTGGACCGATACAAAATCTCCGGACCCCGCCCCATCGCCGGCAAACAACCGGGAGAGGTAGTCACCGCCGACGACCTCGCCGGATGTAATCTGGATGCGCTGCTGCAAGGCGGCCATCTGACCCCAGCAACCACAACCAAGGCAACAAAAGCCGTCGACCCAGAGGAGCAATAGCCCATGGCCCGCCTCGTATTCACCAACCCGTCAATCACCATCAACTCGGTAGATCTGACAGACCGCATCGCCCAGGTCGGACTCGACATGAGTTTCGCCGAAGTGCCCACCACCGCATTCGGCGACACCGCCGTGACACGAGTGGCCGGACTCGGAGACCACTCCGTCTCCCTCAGTTTCCACCAGGACTTCGCAGCCGGCGAAGTGGAAGCGACGATCTACCCGCTGCTTGGCACGACCACCACGATCATCGTGAAGCCCGTCAACACCACCACGAGCACCGACAACCCGTCGTACTCATTCACGGCACTCGTGAACGCCTGGGCACCCGTCTCCGGCTCCGTCGGCGACCTCCTCACGGCAGACGTCACCTGGCCCGTCTCCGGCGCCATCACCAAGGCCACCAGTTAACCCAAACAAGGAGAACCGCCCATGATCGGCATCAACCTCAAGGTGACAATCGACGACGAAGAAATCGTCGCACCGATCACACCCAAATCTGCCATCGAATTCGAACGCCACTTCAAAATGGGCTTGCCCAAGGCATTCACAACCGAGCAGAAAATGGAACACCTCTTCTGGTTGGGATGGGCGTGCGTAAAAGCCACGGGCCGAGTGGTCAAACCATTCGACTCGTGGCTCGAGCACGTCCAGAACGTCGAACTCGTCGCCAACACCGAACCGGACCCATTTGCGGGAAAAGAATAGATGACACCTACCTCGGTGTCATCGCCGCCATCTCCGTAGAAACCGGAATACCACCGACGAGCCTCCTCGAGACACCGCCCGAACTCTTCAACGCAATCCTGAACTACATGAGACGCAGAACAGCGATCATGAACGAAGGAAAAAACAAGTGATGCAAGCAGACGTCGGCTTCAAAATCGAAGGACTCAACAAAATGCTGCGAGCCCTTGAGAAACTCGACGGCGAAGCAAAACAGAACTTCAAAGCCGCCGGCAAATGGGCTGGCGAAGAAGTCGCCAAGGAAGCCCGCACCATCGTCCCGGTGCGCAGCGGACGCCTCCAGAAAAGCATCAAATCAAGCGCTACCGGACGTGGCGCCGCAGTGCGCAGCGGCCTCAAGTATTCTGGCCCAATCCACTTCGGCTGGGGAAGACGAAACATCCACCCCCAACCATTCCTCTACACCGCCGCAGACCGACGAGTGGACGAAGTAGTCGACCAATACCTCGCACAAATCTACGCAATCTGGAATAGGAACGTCTGATGGCCGCAAAAAAAGCCGGGATCTCCATCTCGATCATCGCCGACGCCGCCAAAGCACGAGCCGGATTCGCAGAAGCAGAACGAGCCGCCGGAAACCTATCCAACCAACTAAAAACCGTCGGCAAAACCGTCGCCGGAGCATTCGCCACCCGGGCAATCTTCAACTTCGCCAGCGGAGCCCTCAACGCAGCCGAAGCAGCCAACACCAGCCGAGCCCGCATCGAACAAGTCGCCACCTCCATGGGCGTCTTCGGCGACAACGTCACCGAAGT